ACGAACTTGGACTCCTGTCCAGACAACTGCAGGCGAGCTAGCTGAAGGAGCGGAGGAAACCATCTATCGTGCTCTCGCTATTCGCCATATGGAACTACCAGTTGGTGAATTCATTGAGGAGGCATTGAAAGGTGAAGTACCAGAGAGCTCAGTATCTCTTCTGCGATCGAATATCAAGGATGAAGAGAAGCATGATCTTGCACTCTCTTACATCGCCAACGCTATCGGCACTGATGAGAAAGCTGAAGCCGAAGCGCTCCGTCTCAGGGACGCCTGGGTTGCTCATCCAGATCACACGGTCCTCAAGGCAATGGTGGCCGAGCGTGCAATTTTCTTTGTGCTCCTGCCGTTCTTCCGCTTTAACGGTGATGCAGGTCTACGAACAGTATCCGCTGACATCAGCCGTGATGAGCAGGTGCACGTAGCTTGCAACAGTCTGATTTGCCGGGAGCTGAATCTGAAGGTCAGTCCTTCTCTGGACAAACTCCGTAAAGCAACCATCAACTGGATTATGGAACCGCTGTCCAGCAGCAACCCCAACAAGTATCTGAACAAAAAATTTTGGCTGGATTCGAGTGACTCGTTGATGTATTCAGGAAAGGCTGAGGGCCTTATTGAGACACAACGTGCTCGAATGCCTGCCTTCTTTGAACATGCAAATACGAACCTCCCACAGTACGCTTAACTTAGGGCTGACTGTGGAACGTCTTCTAGAAGAACTAGAAGATCTCTACCCAAACTTTACACCACAACCTGACAACAGTATCGAGCACATCATGTATCGAGCTGGTCAACGCAGTGTTGTGGACTACATCAAATCAAAACTCGAAGAGGACGATTAACCATGTGTGGTGGTGATGGCGGGGCTGGTGCTGCAAGGGCAGCAGCAGCTCAACAAGCAGCAGAATACGAACGTCAGCTTGCAACAGTAGAGGCACAAAACCGAACCACTGTTGAAGCGATGAAGAAGCAATACACTCCTGCTCCTGTGGATACAATGGCAACTGTCAGCGGTAACTATCAAGGCGGAGTGGAAACGAATAAGAGCCGTAAGCGTGAAACGTTTGCAGTCAACAAAGGTACTAACTCTCTGAAGATTCCCCTCAATAGTGGGTCTACTTCTTCGGGTAATTCGATCAATCTTGGATAAGTAAATGACAGCACGTAGCAGGTACGATGCGCTATCTAGCTACCGTTCTCAATTTCTTGACACAGCAGTTCGGTGTTCCGAGCTCACCCTTCCTTACCTCATCCAACGTGATGAAACAAGGGTTACACACCAGAATCTAATTCAGCCTTGGCAATCCGTAGGAGCAAAGGCGGTAGTTACTTTGGCAGCAAAGCTGATGCTGTCACTACTGCCGCCTCAAACTACGTTCTTCAAACTTCAAGTTCGAGATGACAAGCTTGGCACTGAGTTGCCAGCACAAGTCCGTTCAGAGCTTGACCTGAGCTTTGCCAAGATGGAGCGGATGGTGATGGATTCTATTGCTGCTTCCAGCGATAGGGTCACTGTTCATCAAGCTCTTAAGCATTTGGTCGTTGGTGGTAACGCCTTGATCTTCATGGGTAAGGAAGGTCTGAAGCACTACCCACTGAACAGGTACGTCGTAGAAAGAGATGGTAACGGTCAAGTAATAGAGATCGTAACGAAAGAACTGATTAACAAGAAGCTGCTTCCAACAGCTATCTCTGAGTCATTGGATCGGTCACCCAACCCATCCATGAACAACACCAGCACGTTGAACGGTGATGACGTTGAGGTCTTTACTCACGTCAAGCTGGACAACAACCGCTGGATCTGGCACCAGGAAGTCTTCGACAAGCGGATCCCTGGCACTGAGAGCAAGGCTCCTAAGGAAGCCTCACCTTGGTTGGTCCTTCGCTTCAATTCGGTTGATGGAGAGAACTACGGAAGGGGACGAGTTGAGGAGTTCCTTGGTGATCTGAGGTCTCTCAATGCACTCGCTCAGGCCCTCACAGAAGGCTCTGCAGCAGCCGCAAAAGTCGTCTTTGTGGTATCCCCCTCAAGTACGACTAAACCCCAGACGCTGGCCCAGGCAGGCAACGGAGCGATCGTTCAGGGAAGGCCTGAGGATATCGGTGTGATTCAAGTTGGTAAGACTGCTGACTTCAGTACAGCTGCCAACATGATTGCCACGCTGGAGCGTCGGATCTCTGATGCATTCCTTGTACTGACTGTTCGTCAAAGCGAACGCACAACTGCCGAAGAAGTCCGCCTTACTCAACTTGAACTCGAATCATCCCTTGGCGGACTATTCAGCCTGCTGACTTCAGAGTTCCTGATTCCTTATCTCAACCGCAAGCTGCTTGTTCTGCAACGCAGTGGTGAGCTTCCTCGGATCCCGAAAGAGATTGTCCGTCCAACGATTGTCGCTGGTATTAATGCTCTGGGTCGAGGACAAGACAGGGAGTCACTGACCACTTTCATTGGCACCATTGCCCAGACGCTGGGACCAGAGATGCTGATGAAGTTCATCAACCCTGATGAAGCAATCAAGCGTCTGGCAGCAGCACAAGGCATTGATGTTCTCAACCTTGTGAAGAGTGCAGAGCAGCAGCAGCAAGAACAGTCTGCTCAGATGAAGCAACAAGCTGCAATGCTCCTGACCAAACAAGCTGGTCAATTCATGCAAGCACCCATGGCTGATCCCTCTAAGAATCCCAACGCTGAAGAGATGTTCAGTGGGATGTCTGGTGCCATGACTGGAAATGAACAACCACCTCAACAATAGTATTTATGGCTGAAACCTTTACCTATGATGCAACTCCACCTGCAGAAGTAGTAAGCTCCATCGAAGCAGATGAAGCTGAATCTCTTGCCATCGGTGAAGAGCTAGAAGCTGCTCATGAAAGCCTGCTTGCAGGCAAGTACAAGAATGCTCAGGAACTTGAGCAAGCCTACATTGAACTTCAGAAGAAGCTTGGTGGACAAGATTCAGATGAAGAAGGATATGAAAGCGAAGAGGAGTACCAAGAAGAAAACGACGAGGACTCTGAGGATGAATCAGAAGATCCTGCTGTTGACTTCATCAGTCAAGTAAACCTTGAGTTCAACGAAAACGGACAGCTGTCAGAGGAAACTCTAGAGATGTTCTCTGAGATGTCCTCACGAGAACTCGTTGAAGCATACCTTCGCTTCCAAGATAAGATTGGTGGTCTTGAGCAACAGCAACCACAAGGAGTGGAGCTGAGTGACTCACAAGTCAATCAAATCAAGAACTCAGTAGGTGGTGATGCTGCGTACGAACAGCTGACTAGCTGGGCTTCAGAGAACCTGGATCCTCAGGAGATTGAAGCCTTTGATCAGTTGGTTGACACTGGCAACATGCCTGCCATCAACCTGGCACTCCAAGCACTTTACTATCGATACACAGACGCTATGGGTTACGAAGGAGAAACGCTGCAAGGCAAGCCTGCACGATCAATGGATTCCTTCCGTAGCCAGCAGGAGCTGGTACGAGCTATGGCTGATCCTCGCTATGACTCAGACCCTGCATATCGTCAGGATGTGATCGACAAGCTTGAGCGTTCTGATATTGATTTCTGACCATGAAAAGCAAAGGCGGCAAAGGCGGCGGCGGTAAAAAAGGCTGCTGATATTGGCAAGTCCGTCAATACTGCGAGTGTATTGGCGGATTGATGTAAGCAAGCAATATGAAAGTTCTTTGCTTATGAATAATGCTTCCTATTCTAACTACACTGTCGGTGATCGCTAGTTGGTACGGTCCTGGATTCCAGGGTAACCTTACTGCTAACGGTGAACGATACAATCAATACGGCCTTACTGCAGCGCACAAGACACTCCCTTTCGGAACAAGACTTCGAGTCTGCTTCAAAAGGTGTGCCGTTGTACGGGTCAATGATCGAGGACCATATGCCTATGGTAGGTCACTTGATCTCAGTAAAGGTGCGGCTGAACGGATCGGTCTCACACGCTCTGGAGTTGGAAGGGTAAACGTAACCCGACTTAACTAACTTCAATGACTGCTGTAATCGCAGAACAACGCTCTCAGTCTAATGATTGGGAGCGCTTTATTAATTGGACTACTAGCACTAACAATCGTATTTATGTTGGCTGGTTTGGAGTGCTGATGATTCCATGCCTCCTTACTGCAGCAACCTGTTTTATTCTTGCATTCATTGCGGCTCCTCCGGTTGATATCGATGGGATTAGAGAGCCTGTATCAGGGAGTCTTCTCTATGGAAACAACATCATATCGGGAGCCGTCGTTCCGAGCAGCAATGCCATCGGACTTCACTTCTACCCAATTTGGGAAGCTCATTCACTTGATGAATGGCTCTACAACGGAGGCCCGTATCAGCTCGTCGTATTCCACTTCCTCATTGGCATCTTTGCTTACATGGGACGGGAGTGGGAACTTAGCTATCGATTAGGGATGAGGCCCTGGATTTGTGTTGCATACTCAGCTCCAGTGGCAGCGGCAACCGCTGTATTTCTTGTCTATCCCTTTGGGCAGGGTTCCTTCTCTGATGGGATGCCACTGGGTATTAGTGGTACGTTCAACTACATGCTTGTTTTCCAAGCTGAACATAATATCCTCATGCACCCGTTCCATATGTTGGGGGTCGCTGGAGTGTTTGGTGGGGCGCTATTCAGTGCAATGCACGGTTCGCTTGTTACGTCCTCGCTTGTACGGGAAACGACTGAAGAGGTATCTCAGAATGCTGGTTACAAGTTTGGACAGGAAGAAGAGACTTACAACATTGTTGCAGCTCATGGTTATTTTGGTCGTTTGATTTTCCAATATGCATCATTCAATAACTCCCGCAGTCTCCACTTTTTGCTTGCTGCTTGGCCTGTTATTGGCATCTGGTTTGCGGCGCTTGGGGTTTCAACCATGGCATTTAATCTTAATGGGTTTAACTTTAATCAGTCTCTCATTGATTCTCAAAGCCGTGTGATCAACACCTGGGCAGACATTCTTAATCGAGCCAACCTTGGATTTGAAGTAATGCATGAGCGGAATGCTCATAACTTCCCCTTGGATCTGGCTACAAAAGAAGCAACTGTCATTGGTTAATCACCAATAAAATTCATAGGTAGAAATAAAGGGAACCGCGATAATCTAGTTTGCTAATCCTCTAAAAGCCCGCACCCGTGGCATTGTAACGGCGAACGAAGTCCTGGGTTTCCAGGCCGGGGGATTGATCACCCTCGCCCGTCTGATTCACGGATGCGCCGGGAACCCAATTGGCAAGCACAACGAATCAAGAACACCCCTCAAGCCTCTCGAAGAAGCTCAAACAGAGGGGTCACTTACTTCCATAGTCCAGTGGTCAGGACACGCCGACAAGGCAGTTGGAGTTCGGGTTCGATTCCCGATGGAAGTTTTGGCTATTGGCCCGTACGCGGACACCCTTTAGCCGTCTAGACGGTGGGATAGACCACGATAAAAACATCGAAAAAATTTTCCAAAGCTTTGGAGAGAACGTAAACCTTAATTCTCTCTTTTTACAATGGCCCAACAATCGAATGCTGTGACCACGAGTCTGACTCGTCCTGGTCAATCTAATAGCGCTGGTGACGCCCGCGCTCTGTATCTGAAGCTCTTCTCTGGTGAGATGTTCAAGGGCTTCCAGAACAACACCATCGCCCGTGACATGGTGATGAAGCGTACCCTGAAGAATGGCAAGTCGCTTCAGTTCATCTATACCGGTCGCACCACGGCTGAGTATCATACCCCCGGAAATAGCATCCTTGGTAATACCGATGGTGCACCTCCGGTGGCTGAGAAGACCATCACCTGTGATGACCTTCTGATCAGCTCCGCCTTTGTGTATGAGCTGGATGAGGTGCTTTCGCACTATGATCTGCGCTCTGAGATCAGCCGCAAGATTGGTTATGCTCTCGCTGAGAAGTATGACCGTCTGATCTTCCGTGCCATCACTCGGGGTGCACGTCAGGCTAGCCCCATCACCAAAGCCAGCTTCGTTGAGCCCGGTGGCACTCAGATCCGTGTTGGCAGCAGCCTGAACACCTCTGATGCCTTCAGCTCCTCGGCTCTGGTCGATGCCTTCTATGACGCTGCTGCGGCCATGGATGAGAAGGGTGTGAGCACCGAAGGTCGTGTGGGTGTGCTGAACCCCCGCCAGTACTACGAACTGATCCAAGCTGTTGGCACCAACGGCCTGGTCAATCGTGACAACCAGGGTGACTCCCTGCAGAAGGGTAACGGCATCATCGAGATCGCCGGTATCAAGATCTACAAGTCGATGAACATCCCGTTCCTCGGCAAGTACGGTACTGCCTATGGCGGCACCACCGGTGTGACCTCGCCTCAGAACACCGGTTCCTTCGTGGCTCCCACGATGGAAGCTGCTGATGACAGCACCACCGGTATCAAGAACGACTACGGCCTTGCTGCTGATTTCTCCAACACCTGCGGTCTGATCTTCCAGCGTGAAGCAGCCGGTTGTGTTGAAGCTATCGGTCCTCAGGTCCAAGTCACCAGCGGCGATACCTCCATCATCTACCAGGGTGATGTGATCGTTGGTCGTCTGGCTATGGGTGCTGATTACCTGAACCCTGCAGCTTCTGTCGAGCTGTTTGCTGGTACTGCTACTGCACCTGCTGCATTCTGATCACTGTATATACGGGGACTCTTCGGAGTCCCTTTTTTTACTCATATTTCTTATTGAGATGCCTGCTACTTATGCTGTGTCCACCGAACTGGATGCTGTTAATCAAATATTGAGCTCTGTAGGACAGGCACCTGTCACTACACTTGACCTGCAAAATCCTGAGGTCTCGATTGTCCTTAATACACTTAGGGAAGTAAACCGACAGGTTCAATCAGAAGGTTGGATCTACAACACTGAAAGGGGTTATGAACTGACTCCTGATACCACTACAAAAGAGATTGCATTCCCAACCAATGCTCTCTCAATTGACACAAATAATGATGAGTACAAAGCAAAGTACGACCCGATCCGTAGGGACGGTAAGTTGTACGACAGGCTGAACCACACCTACCAGTGGAACGAAGCTGTCAAGTGTGACATCACTTGGCTCTTCCCATTTGAGGATGTCCCTCCTGCTATCCAGGCGTACATCGTTGCAAGAGCTGCTCGGATTGCTGCTACCAAGCTTGTGGGCGACAAGGAGATCAACGCACTACTGAAGGAGCAGGAGATCTGGACCAGGGCTAGCGCTGTTGAATATGAATGCAATCAAGGTGATTACAGCATGTTTGGCTGGCGTGATGGAGAAAATTACTACAACAGTTATCAACCATACACTGCACTAATTAGATGACAACTGTATCCCAAAGGATACCCAACTTTCTTGGAGGTATCTCTCAACAACCTGACTACCTGAAGTTTCCAGGTCAGTTGGTTGATAGTGTTAACACGTATCCAGACTATGCACTAGGTCTGCTGAAAAGACCAGGGGGTAAGTTTAGCGCTGAGCTGTACAACGCCACCACCTCAGGACGTTGGTTTTCTATCCTAAGGGATGATCAGGAGAAATATGTAGCTCAGTACTCTGAGAACCGTTTCAAGGTGTGGAGTCTGCTGGATGGCTCTCCAAAGGCTGTTGATATGGGAACCACTACAGGTGTCCCTGGTACGTGTAATGTTGCCACACTGAAGACAAGACTATCTGACTACAACACAGCTGTCACTACAAAGGCTACCAGGCTTTCAGAACTGAATACCGCTCAAGCCAATTACCAAGAAGCACTAATTGGTCAGAATGCATCGGTCAGTAATCTCTTTGAGATTGATACCAGCTATCCATATGGGGATGTCACTCAATCGGTGACTTCAGGCATTGTCTGGAATACCAATGTCACAACCAACCCGTACACCATCAAAGAGAACGGGACTGTTGTAGGCAGCTATGCCAACGCCTCTGCCTTTCCTGCAGGTTACAGCTTTGGGAATGAAAGGTCTGATGACTACCCGATCCTGAAGCGAGAGGGCTTCAAGATCTACGAACTGGATAGGAGCACAGCAGCTACTCATACTGCCGGACAGC